AGAAGAGTCAGATGAAGGATGGCTTCTAAACTACAAAACTGTTATTCCCCCAACATGTACTTACAAAAAGACAACTGACAGTACAGCTACATGAACCATGACAACGACTTACAACCATCAAGAAGCCTACCTAAAGAACTGTTCATCATCAGCCAACCAGAAAGCCTTTATACTTACAGCCATCCAAACCAATCCTTCAACACCCTTATATAAGGAGTACAAACAACATGATTCTCTATGACATCTCAAACATCGCCCTAGCAACAGCCTTCACCTTCCACAAGAACTGTGAACGTGTGCCAGAGCCAACAGAACTTAGAAACCTGATTACTTCATCCATTGGCGACATGCTGCCTGCCATAAGCCACTACAGCGCCAAGCACGATGTGATAGCATTGGAAGGCTTCAAATCATGGCGCAAACAGAAATACCCCTTCTACAAAGCCAAGAGGAAAGCTAAAAGAGATGAAATCCCTTTTGACTTTGATACTTACTATAAACACCTTTCACTTGTCTTTGAAGACATGAAGGAATATTCAAACTGGCTGCTCTTACAACACGAAGAAGCTGAAGCTGATGACATCATCACAACACTGGCTTTAAGGGCTAAGAAGCCCGTCTGCATCGTTTCCGTGGATAAAGATTTCCTTCAGCTTCAGACTTTTAAACCTGACATCGTTCAGTTCTCACCTTTAAAAAGAGACTTCTTAAACCCCAGTGAGTACAAACTGATGGAACACATTCTTGGTGGAGATACTGTAGATGGCGTGCCTAATGTTTTCAGCCCTGAAGACACATTCCTTACTGAAGGCAAAAGACAAACACCCTTTACCAAGAAGCTAAAAGACAAACTTTCACATTTAGAAGAAGACCAACTTTTACAAGAACTCACTGAAGAACAGAAACACAGGTTCTTCACAAACAAAGAACTGATTGATGCCAGATGTGTTCCAGAGAAGATTCAGGATGAAATCCTACAGATGGCACAGGATGCTTACAAAGAGAAAGTGAACAGGACGCTTTGAGAAGCAATTTTATTAACAAATGCTAAGTATTCTTGATATGAGAATACGTTTAGAATAAGAAACGCCGCTAGGAATGGGTCTAGCGGCGTTTTAACTTTTAACAATGGAGAAATCTATTATGTCACATGAAATCATATCAAACATCAATCCTACCATCATGATGAGTTCTAAAGACATTGCTGACCTTACAGGTAAAGCGCACACTCATGTCATTAGAGACGTTCGAGTGATGCTATCCGCCATTTATGGAGATGAACCAAAAATGGTTCATGAACAAAATCAAGGTGTTATGGAATATAAAGATGAACGTGGGTATACCAGCGAGTTCAAACTTGATTATGACCATACACTTACACTCGTTGCTGGTTATGATGCTAATTTGCGTTTTAAAATCGTCAAGCGTTGGCGGGAACTTGAAGCATCAAACATGCGCCCATTAACCACAATGGAAATGGTTGCACAGATAGCGTTGAAAGCTGTAGAACAAGAACGCATTGCCGCCGAACATGAAGCCAAGTTGATTCAACACGAAGCCCGATTAGCTAAAACCGAAGAACAGATAAAAGACATTGTAGATACTGAACAATGGTTCACAGCTAGAGCAGCAGGCATTCTATACAACCGTCGACATATGACGTCTTCACAAGTGCAGAAATTAGGCAAGGCACTATTCAATAAATCTCGTGAAATGGGTGTTGAAATTATTAAACGTCCGCATAAGGATTATGGTGAAGTGGGAACATATCACATTGATGTTATCCGCGAGGTCTTTGAAGTAGACAATTTTCAGTTCTAATGTAAAGTAATAGAAGCCACCTATTAAAGGTGGCTTTATTAACAAATGTTAAGAGACTTTGAAAGCATAATGAGTTTAGAATACGAAACGTCATAAGGCAGAAGTTCTAACTGCCTTCGGGTTAGTATTTAGTAGCGAGGTAAACAATGAAAGAACAGTACGTATGGCTTGAGAAATACCGTCCCAAAACCCTTAGTGATTGCATCCTGCCCGACAGAATCCGCAAAGTAGCAGAGAAGTTCATTAAGGAAGGCAACATGCAGAGCTTGCTGTTAGTAGGCAAACCTTCAGCGGGCAAGACAACATTTGCGAAAGCCTTGATAAACGACCTTGACGCCAACAAAATCATCATCAATGGTTCTAAAGAAGGGCGGTACATTGACACTTTGAACACTTCACTGGATGAGTTTGTAAAAGCAGCATCTTCGCGTACTTACAAAGCGCCATTCAAAGTAGTGCTTTTAGATGAAGCGGATTACCTGAACGCAAACTCATTCCAGCCAGCACTAAGAAACTTCATTGAACTGTATTCAAAATCAACAAGATTCATTCTCACTTGTAACTACCCATACAAGATTCTTGAACCCATCAGAACAAGACTTTTAGAAATTGATTTTGACTTGAAGCCAAATGAAATTAAAGACCACAGAAAGGCATGGTTTCAACGTGCAATACAAATCCTAAAACAAGAAAACATCAAAGCTGATGAGAAGGATGTAGCAACAATCGTTAAAAGCTACTACCCGGATTCTAGGGCGATACTTCATGCTTTGCAGCAGTTTTCTATTGACGGTGTACTACAGATGCCTGAAAAGGGCTTACCAGGTATTTCCAGAGTAGATGAAGCTATTGAAATGCTGAAATCCAGAAACTTCCTGAAACTTAGAGAATGGATGCAGGAAAACCCACAAGAAACCATTACTACAATTACACAGGCTATCTACAACAGAATCACAGAAATCCTGTCAGAAGATTCCATAGCAGAGTTCATTCTCATTGCTGATGAACACGATAAAGACCAAGCTACTTCAACTTTGCCTTGGCTGAACATCATGGCTTTCTTCATTAAAATCATGCAGAACTTGGAGTTCAAGGAATGAGTTTCAAACCAAAAGAACAAGTACAGCGGGAGAACCCTTATTTTGAGTTCATTGACTTGGTTTACAGCAAAGGCAAGGTTTTAACCGAAGAAGAATTTCCTGAACATCTAACCAAGATTGTTTTAATGCCAATCTTTTCAGCGCTAATCAACAATCTTGAAAACCTTGATATTCTGGTAGCCCTGAATAAAACCCAGTTTCATGAGCTTACCAATTATCAGGTTTATCTCTTCTTGAGAACAACGATTGATTCAAAGAAGCCAAGAGGCAAATGGTTTAAGGCAAAAGATGAAGATGAAAAAGTAATAGTTGAAACAGAAGCCCTAGCCAAACACTACAAATGTTCACTTAGGGACGCTAGATGGTATCTAGACCTGCATTCTGATGAATACAAACATTATCTGGCTGTTGGATATGGCTTTATAGAAGAGAAAGAAGGTAAGAAGAAGAAAGAGAAGAAAAGCTGAAATGAAATAAGCCGCCTAAACAAGGGCGGCTTACTATTAACAGATGGTAAATGATTTTGTTGTAAGAATGAGTTTAGAATAAGAAACGCCACTAGGAATAGGTCTTAGTGGCGTTTATTTCAACTTAATTTAGCGAGGTCTATTATGTCACACGAAATTACAACACTCAATAATCTTACCATGTCTAGCCGCGATATTGCAGAACTTTGCGATAAAGAACACAGCAATGTTATGCGGGATATTCGCACCATGATTGATGCACTTTCCACGGATTCAAATTTGAATCCATGTGTAAAATCAACAACTTACATCGGAAAAGATGGCAGAGAATACGCCCAATATGAACTGGATAAAGACACTCGGGATGTAGTTGATAGGTTCTTTGAGGATACTGACGAAGAATAATCATCGGTAAGTAGAAGCAGTCTTGACCAAAGGCGGCTTCTTAACTTAAATTTCAGGTGTACAAACGGTGGCATTTTTGCTATAATTGCCGCAACTCAAACCCAAATACAAATCCCGCCTCCTGAAAAGTGGCGGGTTTACTTTCTTCAATTCAATTCAACACTAACGTTAGGAGTATCACTATATGATTCAAACAGTAATTAAACGCGATGGTAGAAAAGAACCTTTTAACCCACAGAAATGTAACGATTGGATTAAATGGGCTTCTGCTGATATTCAGGAACATGTTGATTGGTCTTCTATTGTTTTGAAAACCATCAGAACCTTGCCAGAAGAAGTAACCGCTAAACAGCTTCAGGATGGCATGATTAGAACGTGTTTGGACATGAACAGTTATGGCTATAACAAGATGGCTGGTCGTTTGTATTCACAAGCGTTGAAGAAGGAAATTTACGCATGGAATAATCGTAAGCATCCGCATATCAAAGACTTGCATGAACGAATGATTGCAGCGGGCGTTATAGTTAAGCCCAATTATTCTGATGAAGAATATAATGAAATCAATAAGATGCTTCGTCATGAACGCGACCTTACCTATGCGCATTATTCATTGCATCTGATTGTTTCCAAATATGCCCTGCAAGACCGTGTAAGAAAAGTAGCGTATGAAACGCCCCAATTCGCAATGATGCGGGTTGCTATGCAGGCAATGAATAATTACCATAAAGAAGACCGTTTACAAAAGCTGGAAGAACTCTACACCCACATTTCTTTCCAAAGACTTTGTGTGCCCACGCCCTACTGGTCATCGTCTTTGACCAAGAACACAAACGTTGCTTCTTGTTGTGTGATTAAATCAGATGACACCGCAGAATCCATAGGCGTTGCTACTACACTGGCGTATTCGATGACTTGTGCTGGCGCTGGTATTGGTTTAAATCTGAATACACGTTCTATTGGCGCGGCTGTACGAGGCGGCGCAATTCAGCATACCGGAAAGATTCCTTATTATAGATATGCGGCAGCGGCTGTTAAGTCTTCAAAACAAGGCTGCTATGATGATGTTACTGAAATTTTAACATCAAAAGGATGGAAACTTGGCGTTGAACTAACAGAAGATGATAATGTGGCGCAAGTGAATGACGACCTTAGCTTTAGTTTCATTAAACCAAAAAGAATTATCAATTATGACTACAATGGCAGAATGTATAGATTGCTTTGTGAGAATGCTTATGATTTGTTACTTACGCCAGAGCATAAAGTCTGGTTTACGAAGCATCCTACATATTTAGAAAAAGAATACTGGCATTCTATTGAAGTCAAGGACTTTGACCCTTCAAACGATACAATACTGCATTCTACTAGATATTCATCTCCAGAAGAACTCATGCCGCTTAGTGGCGTGTTTGTAGAAAAAACACAGGAAAATTACAGTGGGAAAGTGTGGTGCGTTGAAGTGGAAACGGGACGAGTTTTGGTTAAGCGTAATGGCATTATTCATGTAAGTGGAAACAGTCGTGGTGGTGCGCTCACCATGTACTATCCCTTCACCGACCCGGAACTCTTTGACCTGCTTATTCTCAAGAACCCGCTTACTGTAACAGCCAAGCGCTTAAGAGAACTGGATTATGGTGTGATTGTAAACAAATGGCTATTCCAACGAGCCGCCAAGAAACAAGACATTTACTTGTTTGATTCTTCTCAAGCGCCGGAGCTTTATGAAGCCATTTATACAGATACGCCAGAAGAAATTGAGAAGAAAATGCTGGCTTTTGCTGAAGCGAATTCAGACAAAGTAAAAGCTGTTCCTGCGCTTGATGTGCTTAAAGCCATTATGAAAGAAAGAATGGAAACTGGCAGGGTGTATTTGTTCTTTGCTGATGAAGTAAACCGCCATACGCCATTCAAAGAAACCATTTATTCATCGAACCTCTGCTGTGAAATAGCCCTAGTAACAAAAGGCTACAACTCATACGAAGACCTCTACAACACAGAATCTGAAGGCGTTACCGCGTTCTGTAACTTGGCTGGCATCACTTTGGACAAGATTTCTTCAGATGAAGAATATCAGGACGTGGCGTATTATGCTTTGCTCATGATTGATGAAGGTATTAACAATGCTGATTTGGGCTTCCCACAGTTGAACAAATCCATCAGGGATTGGCGTTCAGCAGGTGTTGGCGTTCTTGGATTAGCGCATTTGATGGCAAAAAACAAACTTTCTTATACTTCCCGAGAAGGTAAAGATTTCATACACAGATTGGCAGAACGGCATTCTTATGCACTACATAAAGCCGCAGTAAGACTTACTAAAGAAAGAGGAGTTGCCCCCAATATTCACAGGACAAAGTATCCTGATGGTTGGTTGCCGATTGATACTTACAACAGAAATGTTGATGAACTTACTAAAGAACCACTACATTTTGACTGGGAAACTCTTAGGGAAGAAATAAAAGCTCTTGGTGGGCTTCACTTTACTGTATTGGACACGATACCGCCAAGTGAAACATCTTCGCAAGCCTGTGAAACAAATAATGCTATCTACCCAATTCGTGAAGGTTCAATAGTGAAAGTATCTGGTGATACAACAACCAACTTTGTAGCGCCTGAATACGAATCCCTTAAAGAGCAATACGATATTGCTTGGGAAGTTCCAACAAAAGATATGATTTCTATCTATGCAATCTGGCAGAAGTTCATTTCACAAGGCATTTCCTGCGATTTCTGGATTGACCGTTCACAGAATCGTGATGTTTCCACTAAACAGCTTATTCAAGAACTGTTCTGGTGTAATAAGTATGGCCTGAAAGGCAACTATTACTACAATACCAAGATGGATGCTGACGTGGTTGCTGGCGCGATTGCTAGTACAACATTTGAAGAAAACGAACCTTCAAAAGAACAGCAAGACGAGCCGGGTTGTGGTTCAGGTGGTTGTACACTTTAAGATGTAACAATTACAAAGCCCTTATCGTTATTGGTGAGGGCTTTTGTTATGATGGATTCATTAGTTACTAGATACAGGCTGGAGTACATAATGCTAAAACACCCAACTAACATTTCTGAAAGAGAATTGGAGAAAGAAGATGAAGCCGCCAAAGAAGGCATTCAGGGCTTCTTTTGGTTTGGACAGTTCATTCCTTGTGTCATTATTGGTGGGGATGGAATGATTAACTGGCAACACAAGCTAAACAAATTTTAACTTTACAGAAGAACCGATTCCTTTATAATGGCTACATCTTCTTTCATCGGAAGTCGTTCTCCGAAAACGAGCAAGCCCGTTAATCCTTCGTCTCCATGGGATTAGCGGGCTTTCTTATTGGTAACGACACAATCAAACAAGAACAGCTAAAATGCCCGCATCGTCCATTAACAAGGAGAAAACAATCCAATGACACTCATTAACAAGTTAAAGAATCACTTCAAGAAGAAACAAAAGCAACAACGTGAAGACCAGCCATTCTCACTATGGCTTTGGGAAACAGCAGCCATCAAGCTGAATGAAGAAGAAAAGGTTTACAATGGGCTAACGCTGAAGTTCTCTGAAGATGAGATTCAGCTTATTAAAGATGGCGACGTTCAGCCATTCTTAACTTTCCAGAACACACTTTACAACAAGGCTTACCTTTTGTGGTTCTGTCAATCCAAATACAAGCCGCTGATTACTTCTGTTTACCATACACCAAAAGGCGCGCCAGTTGAACTTCACGTCAAGAGAGAAAACCTATTTGAAACGATTGATTATGAATTGCTGATTATGCAATCAAATGGCGTGAACATCGCTGATGAACTGTTTGATGGGCATATTTATGGATTGAAAGGCTTGATTAACAAGCTGAAAAACTTTGAGACTAAGAAATGATTTGGTTTTTCATTCTAGGCTTCACAGCCATTACGTGCCTTTGTATATTGGCTGTTTCAAACTTACTGGATGACGCTAAAACACATAAGCTAGAAATCGAACATCCGATTCTATGGGCAATAGTGGCGGCCATTATTGGCTTGCTTTCTTTCGTCGTAATGCTGGCATGTTGTTTGGCTAAGATGGCGGAGTTACTGTAATGATTTGGCTTCGCATCATAACCTTCATGGTGGTTACATGTCTTTGTGCACTGATTGTTTCTGGTCTGTTGGAAGATTTAAAAGTGTATAAACGGGATAATGACCACCTGCTTATTGGCAGCAGTGGCGGCCATCCTAGGCATAGTTTCTTATGTAGCAATGGTGGCATGTTGTTTAGCTAAGGCTTCAGGGTTACTATGATGATTTGGATATGGATTAGCGGCTTAACCTTTTCAATAATCGCATGCGCTTACATGGTGGCTCTGTTTAATCTACTGAACGAATTCAAAGAATACAAGCTAGAAAGAGACTATACACTGCTGTGGGCTTTATGTGGGCTTGTTATAGGTTCGGTTCTGCTTCTAGCGGCTGTGGCTTACCTACTAGCTAAGGTTGCAGGGCTACTTTAACAACGATTTAATTTGACAATCGCAGCGATTAGAATCATAATGGCAATGTGTCAGGGCGGCACTAAACCGTTCTGTTCATTTCTTCACTAACATAAAGGAGTTTAATAATGAGTAATAATGTTAAGTTATCAGTTAATGACATCGCCCGTGTTTGCCATGAAGTCAACCGTGCTTACTGTCAGGCACTTGGTGATAATTCACAAGTAGAATGGGAATCAGCGCCAGAATGGCAACATGATTCTGCTAAATCTGGCGTCCTCATGCACCTAAATCATCCTGACGCACCAGCTTCAGAAAGTCATCGCTGCTGGATGGAAGGAAAGTTGGCAGATGATTGGAAATATGGCGAAGTAAAAGACCCTGCTAAGAAAGAGCATCCGTGCATGGTGGCTTTTGAAGAATTGCCAAAAGAACAGCAAGCAAAAGACTACATTTTCAAAGCGGTTGTTGGCGCTTTGGCAAAGTTCGCTTAATCAATACACACAAAAGGAGTAATAAGATGTCTGAAAAAATTGAAGGGTCTAACAAGAAATCCGTGAATAATATTCATCGTGATTATAAAAACGCTGATTTGGTTTTGGGCGAACCACAAGGGCTGCTTGATACCGTCCATATTCTGCACCCGGAATTAGAAGATTTGTTTATTAAAGCGAAGTCGCAAATGTGGTCGGGAAAGGGGGAATTTGATTTTTCGCCATGTCTTAAAGAGTTTGCTAAACAGGATGATAACGCAGACATTATGATAGATACGATTGCGTATCAATATCAGGCTGATAGTCTTGTCGCGAAATCGTTGCTTCCTATAATGGCACCATTTATTACAAATAGCGAGATGAATTGTGCTTTTGCGTTTAATACTGCGATGGAGTGCGAACATAGTATCAGCTATTCTGAAATGGTGAAAACGTCCTTTACCGACCCAGAAGCCATTCTTAAGAAGATTATTGAATCTCAAGAAACGGCAGACCGTATGTCTAAAGTGGAAGACGTTCTTGAAGAATTGTATCACGCGGGGCTTAAGTACAGCGCTGGTAATATGAGCAAAGATGAAGCGTTTCCAATAGTTTATCGTGGAATGACTGCAATTTACCTTCTTGAACGTATTCAATTTATCGCTTCGTTTGCCATTACATTCGGACTTGGTGAAGCTGGTTTGTTCTTGCCTATTGCCAACTGTGTCAAGAAGATTTGCGCCGATGAAATTGGCGTGCATTCGTTGGTTGATGAATATGTTCTTAGAGAAATGCGTAAGATGAAGTATTGGAAACATCAGCCTAAGGAGTTCCATGACAATATAATTGAAATTATTGATGATGTTGAACGAATTGAGTTGGAATGGACTGACTTTATCTTCAAAGACCGCACCATTGTAGGGTTTACCCCAGAACTGGTTAAAGATTGGGTACGCTTCAACGTCCAAATGCTTAAGCAATCCATGGATTTGCCCTTTGAAGTGAAAGTTAAAGAGAACCCGCTGCCATGGATGAACAACTGGCTTTCCCTCAACAAGTTCCAAAACGCCCCACAAGAAATCGAAAAATCCGATTACGCTGTAGGCGCAATGCGGGATGACTTGGATGATGGTGAAGATTTTGATGTCTAAACACTAAGCCAAAACATTAAGAAGCCCTCACTACGAGGGCTTTTTCTTTTGCTTATAATGAAAACATCTAAGCAAAACACTCAAAAGGAGCATCATAATGAAAACACAGAACCTAATTCGCTACGTTATCGCCGCATGGCTGAAGAAACACATCTCAGGTGGTTTTTACTTAACTTACCGCCCTAGTAAAGATTCAGAAGGCAAGCAAACATTGATGCTTACTTCAAACACACAAAACGCCAAATTAACCATTTACGATGGCATATTCCGTAATGGCACTACAGAATTGCGTTCGGAATGTGAAATAGCCAAAGCCCTTGCGGTTGAAACAGCGCGTGGTTCATTGTCAGATAACTGGGACATTCTGGCTTTAGAACGTTTATATCAGCAACTTTATAAAGTCAGAAAATGCCTGAACTATCTATTAGTTATGTACGATGGTGAAAAGAAAGATATTGAAATTATTGTGGAAACAGAAGAAGGTGGCTTAGAATCAGTCCGCTTCAACATAAGAGACCACAACATGTCGCCAGAGTTCTCGCAAGAATTGCTGTTAATGTTCAACTACGACGCGCTTATCTTCAAATCAAACTATCCGAAAATTCCAGAACATTTGTCATTAACAAAGTTTGAAAGCGTGTTGGAATACGCCATTAGAGCCGCATTACATGACAACGAACAAGGCATTGTCATTGAGCAGCATACAGACAGATGGTACATTAGCTTTGCCACAAAAGATGATAATGGCAATGTCAAACTGATGGAATGCGAACGTTTAGACGAGGATGGCAAAAATTCCAGTTACTTTACCGTAAATGGCGAATTGTCAACATCAGGCACTTTCTTTGATATGCTGACTTTTCCTGCCAGCGCTAATAAAACACAAAAACTGTTCTATGACGTTAAAACTCTCATTACCATGCTAAACAGCTATCGTTTTGCGCATTCGCAAATCGTAATCCACAATTACGACATTACAAATGTCATCATGACTGTTGATAACTATCTGACAACTGGCGAAGTGAATGTTTACACATCAGAACAGCATAATGGCTACGATGAAGCCAGAGTAAAAGCCACCATCCGCAAAATCGTTGAATGAAAGCAACCATTCACATATTGAAGAAAGGGAAGTAAAGTAATCATGAACTTTCAACTTACAAAAGATTTCACTGTAAATAAAGCGCCTGATAACGGCGTTACTTACGTTTACGATATTGAAGTAGAAGATACGCATACCTTCTTTGGTAATGACATTCTGCTGCACAATTCCATTTACGTTTATCTTGGCGATGTGGTAGAAATCTTCCATCAAAAGAACATTGAGAAAACAGGGCAGCCTTACACCATTGATGAAACATTAGACCTTTTGGACAAGTTCTGTGAGAAAGTTATCCAGCCAAAACTTGCCACTTGGTATGATGAAATGGCTGTTTACCTGAATTCAATGGAAAACAAGATGGTGATGAAACGAGAAGTCATCGCCCAAGCAGTCATGTGGCGCGCCAAAAAGAAATACATCATGTCTATCATTGACAACGAAGGCGTAAGATACGCACATCCAAAAATCAAGGATGTTGGCGTTGAAACCACAGCAGGCGCAACCCCAGAATTTGTGAAAGAAGCGCTGTATAACTGCTACAGAATCATGCTAACTGGCACGAATCAAGAACTGGTAAAAGAAATCAAAAGAACCAAGAAAGAGTTCCTTGAGAAAGATTACAAAGAATACTCGTTCCCCATTTCCATATCAGACCTTGAAAAGAACATTGACAATAATGGCAACTTAGTAAAAGGCGCTTCGTGGAATGCTAAAGCCGCTTACACGTTCAACAAGATGCTGGAAAAGAGTGGCATCACTTACATTCCGCCCATCAAATCAGGCGATAAAATCAACATTCTTTACCTGAAAGCTGCTAATCCATTTGGTTCAGAAACAATCGCATACGTTGAGGACATTCCTGAAGAATGGAATCTTGGTAGTTTTGTTGATAAGGGCAAGATGTTTGAACGTTTCTTCCTGAATCCCGTTAAATCATTTTCGGATTACTTATCATGGCATACCAATCAGGTTTTTGACCCTTCAATTTATGAAAATTCAGATAAGCCTAAAAAGGTGAGGAAAAGGAAAAGTGAGGTGGCTAGAAGCCCCTGAATGGCGTTTTAAGCAAAACACCCTAAAATTAGAGAATTTTTCTTTAACAAAATCAGTAACTTAAAAACATGAATTTTAGCCAAATTTTACCCCTTATCTACCCCTTATCTACCCCTTCCCCTTTCTGGCTACTTCTTATAAGTTGCTGTTTTACTTGAGTTTTTAGAGATACTAAACTTTTAGACGTTTTAAAAGCCCCTTAAATGGGGCTTGTCTGTATGTAATTGTTATTAAAGAAGTTTCTTCTCTATATCAGATTCAACCAAATCTAAGAAAGCATTTAAGTTGTAATGTATGGATGTTTCCTTATGGTTGTAGTGATAGCCTATATCGCCAGAAAGTTTATAATCAGGGAAACTTCTAATAGCGAAGTTGTATTCATCCACCGCAAAGATTGAGACACTCTTTTCACCCGCAACATGAATGATTGGCTTCTTAATGAAGCGGGGCAAGATTTCAACCCCAAGTTTCTTCCAGAAGTCATGATTGATTTCAACTCTAAGGAAAGGGCGGCGGCGGCGGTAAATGCCAACAACAGCGTCAAACTTATCAGCGAAGGTTTTAGTAGAGTTAAAAGTTTCGCCATCGAACTCAATATCGCCATTATCGTGTGTGGTGGCTTTCATTTCCTGCTTGTTAGCAGTGAACGTAACAACAATATCAGCATTATCGGTGTCAAAGATAATATCAAATTCATCAAGATGGTGGGCAATGGCTTCAATGAAGGTTTTGTTGTAATTCATTGGTAATGGTCTCCAAGTGTGGGTTTCTGCTATTATCGGCGAAAACATTCCAAGAGGCAAGTTTTCTAATGGCAATCTTCATTTTACTCATAGCATTCGCAGTAACAGTTTCAGTGGCGTTCAACTACGACCTGAAGAGCCAGAAGTCAAGAAACATCAGCGCTGAAAACAAAGCAATGATTGGCTACGGCATTTCAACAGCGTTGCTGGTAGTGCTAATCTGCCTTTACAAATGAAAGAAAGGAGGAACTGTGGAATACTACAGCCAGCTTTACTACTTAAGAAAAATCCAAAGCAGATTGCCCCTTTTCAAAGACAAAGGGCACGATGTTTATAACTGCCGCTGTGTGGTTTGTGGCGATTCCCAGAAAGACACAGCCAAAGCAAGGGGCTACTTCTTCAAGAAAGACAATACGCTTTTTTACAAGTGCCATAACTGCGGAACTTCCATGTCTTTCATGGCTTTCCTTAAAGAACATTTCCCTGCTGATTATCAGGAAATGATTTATGAGGAGTTCAGTTCATCTTCCTACAAGAAGAAAGAACTTCCTAAAATCAAGCGTCAAGTAAGAAAGCCCGCCCCACAGCAAGAGCCACAAGCGGTAAATCCCCTAATCCTGCCTTTCAAAACCATGGCGGAAATGCCAGAATCAAATTCAGAAAGACAGTACCTTGTGAAAAGAGGGCTTTCCCATGCTTTAAAACTGCTGTATTACATTCCAAACGCAAAGGAATATTCCAAAACCATTCCGCGTTACCAAGAAAAGCCCTGTTTCTTGGAAGATGCGGCTATTGGCATTCCGCACTGGAACAAAGACAAAACGGCATTGAACTTCATGCAGTTAAGATTTATCAATCAGCCTAAAATCCGCTACATGACGTTGCAGCTAAATGAAGACGAAAACGTTCACAAGATTTTTGGACTTGAACGAGCCATAATCGTCAAAGATAAAGTCTTGTCAGTTACAGAAGGCGCATTTGATTCATTGTTTGTAAGAAACTGCATAGCCATTTCCGGTATTACAGACTGGCATTCACTCAAAGATTACCTGCCATTAGTAAAGTCAGTAAGGTTCATCATTGACAATGACTTTACTAAGAACAAACAAGTCAAGAAGAACCTTATACAAATCATCAATAGTGGCTTTGAAGTTGTAATCATGCCAAAGTCATACATCCGTTACAAAGACGTAAATGACCTTTACTTATCAGGCAAGTTTCAAAGTGGCGGGAATCTCAATGATTTTCTTGATGAAAACACATACAAAGGGCAAGAAGCTATCCTAAAACTTTCCACTTATTAACGTACAAAAAGGGTAGCTTTAAATAAAATTCCCATTATCAAAGTTAGCCAGCCCAAAGGAGCTTTACAACCATGAACACCGACAAGATTATCCGTGAAATAGTGGACATTTGCCTGCCCTATACAAGAAGATTAAAATTGCAGCATATTCAGGATGATGGCTATTCCATCAATCTTTGGATTTTTGGCAATAAATCCTACACAACACTTATTAGAATCTTCCCTGATAAAGAACAGCCATTCTTCCTGTTATCAGGCAATACGGACTGTTCTTACCTGAAGGAAAAGAAGAAAGATTTCCTTGAGATTCTAAAGAAAGAACTGGCTAATTACGCAGTGACCAAACAAGAACGCACATTAAAAGACGTAATGCCTTGTTTAGAAAGGCTTAAGGCTGTTTACGATGAAAGAGCCTTGATTATTACCAAAGACGAATGTTTCATCGAAGGAGAGAAAGAATGTTGCTCAATCTGAAACACGAAGAACGAATTGGTAAGTTTATTCAGTACCTGTTGGAAAATGGCTATGATGAAGTTCAGCTTCAGTTTGACGATGAAGAGCCATTAGTTAATTACCTTGTCGCCTTTAGAACAGAGGTTGGCATGTTCTATCATAGAGCCTTTGAGTTTCTGTCATCAGGTACCATCATTGAGAACTTCACAGATGGCAATGATGAGTTTATTGATGACATTTATCCACTAGAACAAGAGCCGCATCCTCTATGGCAGAAAGTTGTGGAAAGACTTCATGAACTGGGCGATGAAGTGGATGAAGTTGAATTTAAGTTAAAGCCATTCCCAAATGCTACAATTTACTTAGTAGATGGCACTATTGGCCAAATTTTCTATTAACAAACAAAGGTTTAACCATTATGAAGCATCAAACACAAGCCCGCATTATTGCTGATTCCGTTTCATTCAATTCAGGACAGCGAATAACAACATTTGAAGTAGAGTTCCCTCGGATTGTATTAGCGCAGCTCAATACACACAAAATGATAGCGAAATCATATGCTTCCTCAAGGGCTATTCCTATTGAGAAGAACATAGAAATGATTCAAACTTCACCATTTATGCCAGCTGAATTTGGTAAGAACAAGCCGGGCATGGCGGCTTCCCAAAACCTTGAAGGTGATGATTTGGTTAAAGCCCGCAGAGAATGGCTTTCCGCTAGGGACAAAGCTGTATGGCAAGCTAAAGAACTCATCGCTATTGGCGTTCACAAGCAATTAGCAAACAGACTTTTAGAACCTTTCACTTATATCAAAGGCATCATTACCGCTACAGAGTTCAAGAACTTCTTCTTCCTTAGAATTGCTGATGACGCCCAGCCAGAAATCCGAGAGCTGGCAGAGAAAATGAAGGAAGCAATGAATGATTCAACGCCGCAGCCTTTACACAAAGGCGAATGGCATTTGCCTTACTTTGTTTACACTGGTGCTGGAACGTATAGAGCCATTTTCAATAATGAATTGGAACTGCCCTTAGAAGAAGCTAGAATGATTTCAGTTTCACTTTGCGCGCAAGTTTCATACCGTAATGAAGATTCTTCATTAGAAAAGGCTAAAAAGCTGTGGAAAATACTCTTTGAAGGAAGGGCTATTCATGGCTCTGCTGCTGAACACCAAGCAACACCAGTAACCTCAGAAACAGACAAGGGCATTACGCATTTCCTTAATGATGAAAAGAAAACGCCCTGTTCAGGAAACCTACAAAATTGGATACAATACAGGCAACTTTTTGCTGAGCCAGACCATTGCAACTGGCGCAAAGAAACCTTGAACTGATGTGAGGCATTATGGTTGGATTCATAATGGGGATTAGTGCGGCATTGCTGGCGTGTATATTGTTCATGGTTGTGTTGATTTTTAGAAGTATCAGCAGACAGGAAAATGAACTTGAAGAGAGAAAGCGCAACCTTCAGAAGAAGCTAGCTGCTAATTATCCACCCGGCTATCTTCCGGGTATTGACCCAGAGCCAGAAACACCGAAGCTACGAAAACTTGATACATGGTGAGTAAATCCCATAACAGAAACCTTAAAGATACTTTACAGAAACATTAAGCAGCCGTAATTGGCTGCTTTCTCATTTATGACTATAATGTGCCCCATCGAAAGAGAACAAAAGAGAGGTTTCAAAATATCGCTAGAAACATCAAAGCTAACTATAAAACCATTCGCGGTCAGGCTAAACCCGCCAAGAAAAAGCAATCAATCCATGAGAAAATTGCTGCGGAAGAACTGATTCAAAAGAAACTGATGAAACTCTTTCGCGAGGGAATGCCTAAACATCAGTTCCAAATTCAAAAAGAACAATCTGACAAACGGCTGCTTAACCTTAAACAACAACTGAAAGGAGCTTAAGAAATGGTAGAAGAAACCAAGAAAATTTTTAACAAATCTTAAACTTAGCAAAAGAGGTGCTTTAATCATGAAAATCACGTTCTTAGACCAAACATTTGACATTATCTTGCCACATGATACAGAACTCTTCTGGGTTGCTGCAAACAATAATAACCATCTTATGGTCTTCTCAACTAAGCCGGAATACAAAGACGGCTGTTGGTATGGCAACATCATCCCTCAAGATACTTTGCAAAGCGTAAATCGCGTGCGCGATTACACTAAATCTGTAGCTGCGTTCAAAACGACAATAAAAGCAGAGCCTTTTGCAGAAGATAATTATTCGGAACTCTTGAAATATATTGATGCGCATAAACCTACAAACGAGACCATTCCAGAGTTTGCATTTATATACATGGTTCGTCAGCAGCTTTGGTCTTTGGAGTTTGTGGAGTATGGTGATATTGTTATTGTTGATTCGTCTGATTACGAAGCTATCGGTATGATTGCTGTTGATACTGACGCTTCTCGCATTTTCTTTAAACTAAAACACTTCAACATGGGTGTTCTCATCAATTTTAACAAAGATGAAGTCTCATGGGCGAACAATGCCGATGATGATTATTCCGATGATTATCTTGACAAGATGGAAGCGTATTCTTGCAGACCCATCAACTTGCCTTCAACTGAACTTTCCATTTACAGAATGTTAGCTGAGGCTCTTGTTAAAGAATTACGTCATATCACCCAATAAAAGAGAGGTAAATGTACCATGAGCCAAACAATCACGCTAGATGAAATCGCCGACAAAGTTAGTAATCTACAAAGAAGCGCAATCAAATCAATCTTTCAGGAAATTATTGAATCATTGAGAGAAGAGAAATGGGCGCCAAATGGCGAGAAGTCTTATTATGTAGCGGATTATTTGCGGTTAGTTGAAATTGACATTGAACGGAATGAAATTCTGTTTGCATATAAACTTGACAATGATTCTATACTAACTTTCATTTTCAACGATGATGTTGGTGTTAAACTCAAACCTTCTGATTTCTACATTTATGATGGTTTGGTTTATGACCTTTCGGAAACCATAAAACATTTCCTACGTTCAGAAGCCAGAATCGTCAAAGAAATTACCAACAATCTTCTCACATACAGTAAAGGAGTTAGTGAGCAATGGCATACTTCGTAAAATTCCCTTCAATCGAACAATTTCGCAATGTTGTTGTAAACATTCAAAAGAAAGCGCGCTATAATGGCTTGGATAACGAGGGCAAGCCCATATTCGACCTTTCCAAACAAGCACCAATACTTACTTTCAAAGGTACAGTAAAATTACATGGCACAAACGCAGCAATTATTTACAACAAAGCGCGTGATTACTATAGAGCGCAATCCCGTGAACGCCTCTTGTCTCTGGACTCGGATAATGCTGGCTTCTGCATGTTTGCGGAACAAAAACGCCAGCAGTTCATTCAAATCTTTGAAGAGCTCAGAATTGCTAACAATATTCCTGACAATCATTTCATCGTCATTTATGGTGAATGGTGTGGCGAAAACATTCAGAACAAAGTAGCGTTATCACAACTTCCGAAAATGTTTGTTGCTTTTGATGTTTTTACCTTCTATACAGAAGATAGTAAAGTTCAGGAATCAGCAGTAAACCTGTTGCAAGAGGGCAAATGGCTTACTTCAGACCAAAACCTGAAGCTCATTAAAGAGAAAGAACATCAAATTTACCCAATCAATAGTTTCAAAACATTTGAAATTACTATCAATTTTAATGAACCAGAGCTTGTTATTCCTGAACTTCAAGCGCTTACTGAAAAGGTTGAAGAAGAATGCCCTGTTGGCAAAGCCTTTGGTGTTTCTGGTGTTGGTGAAGGTATCGTCTGGTCGCTGTTAGACCAGAATCAAAAGGACTACTATCGTTTCAAGGTGAAAGGTGAGAAGCACCAATCCTCTAAAGTGAAGAAACTGGTTTCGGTTGATGTTGAAAAACTTAATGATATTAAGAAATTCGCTGATTATGCCGTAGCAGAAAGCCGCCTTAATCAAGGTTTGGAGCATCTGCGCTTAAATGACTTCCCACTTAGCCAGAAATCAACTGGTGAGTTCATTAAATGGATTCAAGGCGATGTGCTGAAGGAAGAAAAAGATACGATTGTTGAGAATGGCTTCAACATGAAAGCTGTGAATACAACACTAGCGATTAAAGCGCGTACTTGGTTCTTGCAGAATGGCATTGCCGAGTAGTAATACAAATCTCACAGAATGGCGCTATACTTAGCGCCATTATCTTTAATGCAAAGGAGAAAAGAATGATTGTAAAGATTTTAGATTTCTTTCTTGAAGTAGATGCTAAAAGAAAATTTAATTATATAGCGATTGGCTGTACTGGTGAAGTTATAGCGTTTGAACACAAACCTGTTTTTAGCTATGAGTTTAGCGAATGGTCTTACGGTAATAACAGAGGGGATGTTTCCATTATTGGCAATGTGTTTCAGCGCTTCCCCACAGATATTGCTAAATCATTGTGTTGGGAACTTAAAGACGTTGATGTTACCAACGACAAATTCTTGCGTATTGATGGCTTCAAGGTTATTAACGTCCCAAAAGACATCGTTGAGAACTATCCATACGTAGCTTTCAAGAAAGTTAGTGAAGACATAACAAAAATATCTTCCATCAATCAGAGCCCGTTTACTATCATGACAATCTTAATAGTAGCGGCAAAACATGGGAAGTTTATATTACTGGCGCTGTACTCAAATTAGAAAAGGAATACTACTTAACCAAAGATTTTGTTGAAGATAGCGCAAAGTATGCTTTTCTAATTTATCATAGAAAACTTCTGATGCTTGATGAAATGCAGCAAACCTTCAACTGGGTGTGTATTTCACCGGGCGGAAACGTTTGCCTCACTATGGAACGTCCTAAATTGAGTAGAACTATAAGTGATTGGGAAATTGAGAACAATAACCAAATTGTTATGGTGAATTATGACGCTGAAGACTATCATCTTAGCGAAATAAAATTGGAAAATCTTGTTGTTTTACAAGAAGCTAAGACTAAAATGTGTTGTCTATCAAAAGAATCCGCTATTGAAAAATTTGTTTTGATTGAGGACATCAAATGTCTTTTACAAAAAACTGAAGAGTATCAAACATTAGCAGGAAATGTGTTTACTGGTTTTGCCGATGAGCTTGACAACACATGGGAAGCGCATGCTGACTAGTAATACACTCACATCAAAATGGCGCTACAATTAGCGCCGTAATCATATAGAAAGGAGACCAGAAAATGGCAATCAAAATTATCGAATTCCATAATCAGCAATACTTTGTTGGTGAATATTACTTCAACAAACAATTTGACAGTATTGTTACAGTAAGCCATGATGGCAACGCCGTATTGAAAGCAACCCCTGATATAAGCATCATTCTTGGTTCTGTTGATGTTACGTCAAACGAACTGGAAAACAGAGAGCAGCTTTCCCGCCGTTTAAACACATTGCCAGTTAAAGACAAGCAAGAAGACGCTTTCTTTAAATTTGAAACAAGAGTTGATGACGACGAATTAGTTTTTACAGATGGCGAGGCTATCTTTCTACCAGTTTCGGATGATGTAAGCGTTTTGGTTGAATCAGAGCTATTAGCTAAATTTAACTGGCTTACTATTGACGCTACAAACGACCATGCTGTACGTTTACATAAAGGTATGCCAGCTTTCTATGGTGATAGATGGGATAGCTTTGCAGAGCAGATTAGACTAGAGTTTTTAGATGGTAAGTTCACCGGGGAATGCAGTAAAGAATTCTTGATTGAAGACCTCATTGAAAAAGCTAAAGGGAAAGTAATCACGGAAAAGCAAGGAGTTAGGTTGTCTTACCTTAGCCACTGCATGAAGCCTTTCTCAACGATTACACAGCGCTATGTCTGTGAAGGCACTAAAAGCGAGGAAGAAATAACCATAGATGATGTTTTTGCTGCTTTTGATTCTATTGAAATCAAAAACGAGCTTATCTACACCATCATGAAATCTGTTATTGGTGTTTTGCGTCGTGATAAAAAATTGCCTGTATTTGAGCTCAATGATGATGACGATACTTTAATTGCGTGGGGCGCGAATACAAGATATTCTAACGATGTTGAAATCCGTTATGAAAAGTCTGAAGACGCTGAAGTTCTTACATTCTGGCTGCACGAATTATCTATCAGTTTCAAGTTCTTTGACAACTATGAACGAGTAGAAACTTCTTTGGAAAGTATGGCGAACCTGACGCCCATCACTACCTTCATGCCGTTTGAAGTTCCTAAATCATACAAGGTTTTTGTAGTTTTTCTTGCAGATGCTTTGCATAAACTGGCTATTAAAAACGATTAAAAGGAGCAAATGAAATGTCGCTTAAAATTATCCAATTCCATGGTCAGCAATACTTTGTTGACGAATCTTACTTTGATAAACGTTATAACAGCATCATTACAGTAAGCCATGAGAGCAAAGTCGTATTGCGTGCACAGGCTGATATTCGCCTTACTCTTGGCGATTTTAATGTTGAGCCGCTTGACCTAGAATACAGAGACCAGCTTTCCCGTCGCCTATCTACACTTCCGGTTAAAGATAAACATGAAGATGCTTTTACCAAGTTTGAGACTTGCCGTAATAGCGTTAGGGGCATTACTGGTATTACTGGCATTAGTGGCGTTGCCAGCGATGACGATGATTGCGTCCCGCCAGAATTCGTAGATTCTGAAGCCATTCGTTTGCCACTTTCAGATGATTGTAGCGTGAATGTAGGGCTACTGACGTTAGCTCAATTCAACTGGCTTACGATTGATATCACACCTAAACAAGTTGTGCGTCTGCATAAAGTTAAGCCAAATTGTGATGATGTTCGATGGGAAAACTTCAGAGAACAAATAATGGTGGGCAAATTAAAAGGCAAGTTCCAAGGTGAAACCAACAAAGCCTTCTTCCTTGAAGACCTTATTGAAAAAGCTAAAAAGTGTGTAATTGTTGAACAAGAAGCAAGTGAAACGTTTTTCTATGACGTCAGTGCAATAATATTAACAACGATTACACAACGTTATGGCTACAAACCAGTCCATAAAAAATTAACAGCGCAAGACATTTTCAATACGTTCGATACTATTCAACCTAATCCATGGATTGTTTATGGCATTATGAAAGCTGTTATTGATGGCTTACACCAAGATGATGTGTTACCAGAAATTGACCGTGTGAAAGGTAGCTATACTTCAATTACATGGCAACCTGATGCAAATAAAGCTGATGATGTTTCGCTTTCGTTTGAGAAGCGCGAAGGCGAAGTAGAAATTACATTCAGCCTGAATGGTATGTTCGTCAAATTTAATCTTTTTTGATAACTGCACAAGAGTAGAATGTGTTCTATTGGGCATGAGTGGTTTAGAATCAATCTTTGAATCGGATAAAGTTCCTGAAGAATACAATCAGTTCGCTATCTATCTTTCCAAAGCTATCCCTACACTTACCCTCTTAAACGTTTAAAAGGAGAACTTAAAATGCTTATTCAAATTCTAATTCTCATAGCTTTGTTCATTGCTGGCGGCATCATTGGCTATTACGCGGGCATGAAGCTATGATTCAAATTCTAGGCGCTTTAATCCTTCTGGTTATAGGGCTTTACCTGTTTCAAGCCGAATCAGAACTCATTGATGTAATTGATGATAAAACAGGTAAACGTTATCAAGACGTTGAATCAACGCCAATAGGAACATTAGGCTGGATAATGGCATTGTTTGCAGTGCTGTATCTAGCTGCAAAGTTGTTAATCTGGATTTTATAATGCTTGAAAATCAAGACCTTACTAAACTTTCAGACGAAGAACTGTTGGCTTTACACGACGAACTCTCTGTAAAGGTAAAGCTCTACGACCAATACCAGTACGCTATGAAGATTCTTATCAACTCACTTTATGGTGCACTGGGAACGAACACATTCCGCTATTACAAGCTGGATATGGCAGAAGCAATAACCCTTACAGGTCAGTTAATGGCTATGTACATTGGTGATAAAGTAAACGCTTTCCTTTCTAAGCTAACCAACGCGCAAAAAGACTTCATCATTGCAGGCGATACGGATTCTGTAACTGGCGAAACTATGATAAGAACAGAAGAAGGCGCTATTTCAATAGAAGAAATCTTCATTGAAGCCGTTAGAACATTAGAAGAAAATGGTGAGAAAATCGTAGTAACTAAGAATGGCGCTGAAGTTATTCCAGTTGATTTCCTGAAAGCCCTTACCATTCACGACAACAAACTTGCCTACAAGCCAGTCAAATACGTCATGCGCCATGAAGTTAATAAGCCACTTCACACGGTCAAAACCAAAAGGGGTAATGAAGTAACGGTTACTGAAGACCATTCACTTATGGTTAGTAAGAATGGCAAACTTCAGAAGGCAACCGTTCATGAATTAAGTGGTGGTGAATTGGTTGAAATCGTTTAGCTTCTTAATTAAATCCACTCAAAAGCCCTTTAGCTTCTAAATGAGGTTGAAGGGCTTCTTAATATGCCCCTAGAAGCCCCTGAATGGCGTTCTAAGGCGACGAAATGCTTACCCGCTATGTTGGTATTAGGATTTTAGGGTGAATTTAGTAAAACTAACAATTTCAATAAAATCAATGGTTTATGTATATTAGAAAGTTCTAATATAATGGCTTAAAACACGATTTAGAAGCCCTGCTTTAATGGCTTTCGATGGGCTAGACGCTACAGTAGTGATTTTGACAAAATGGCGGAAAATGTGGCGAATAATCCCTAGAGAAAAGTCATAAGAATGGCTCAACCAAGCCATTCTTCATTTTGAGACGAATTAGTACCTACTCATCAATTCCAAGCGCTTTCATTATCTTATTCAGCTTGTCATCAAGTTCATTAAGCCGCTTTTCGTTTTCAAGTATCTTCTTCTGCTGCGCAATGGCATTCAAACGCTTCTGGTAGTCATCAGTAGAAGTGTTGATTACAGCACCATGGCTCTTGATGTAGGGTGTTCCTTTAATTTTATAACGCCCATCTGGCGGTTCAGGGTTCAGGATACTATCTTGGATTTCAATTTTGTCACTAGACATTGTGGAAAACTCTTGTAAGCTAGGAAATATTCTTTATTGTACTTAAAGAGGAAACCCGTTTTGTACTTTTTAACTAAACTAGTGTTGGCTGCTGCTTTAAGCGTTGCGCCCATGAACAGCAGCGCCAACAAATCTGTTACATCACATTCTGTTGTTCTCAATAAACAAGAACACAAATGCCTTACTGAAGCTGTTTATTACGAAGCCCGAAACGATACAGAAAAAGGACAACAAGCTGTAGCTGATGTTGTTCTAAACCGTGTAGAGCATAAAGCCTACCCAAATTCTGTATGCAAGGTTGTATATCAGAAAGGGCAATTTTCATGGTCAGTAAATAAACCCGCTGTAAAAGAAAAAGCAGCATGGGAAAAAGCCGAAAAACTGGCTGAAAGAAAACTTAAAAGACAATATGCCCTAGTAAGAGAAGACGTTACATCAGGCGCAACGCATTTTCAGAAATCCGAAAAGGGCTGGAAAGGCACAGTGAAGATTGGCAAGATTGGAAAACATCACACATTCTTTAGACTTGTAAGATAAATTAAAAGCCCCATTTAAGGGGCTTAAATCTTCTTACAGGGCTTATCAAAGGCTTCTATTCATAACCCTATTCATGGCAACTGTGTTAGCAATGTTACGCATGAAGTAAACATTGTTATCAACAACTTTAGGCGCTGCTTTATCAGAACCACTTCCAGAACCAGCAACATTATTGTTAGTAACATTATTGTTGTTAATGATAACTGGCGTTTTACTAACATCAGCTTGTGTTTTCGCAACAACAGACAGGGTTTTCATAACGCCAGTGTTAATACTTTGCTGTGTATTCACTTCTGGCACAGCAGGTTTGCCGCTAATCGCCGCTGTAATTTCAGCTTCAGTAACAGGTTTACTCATTCTATCAACATAAGCATTACGCAGCTTGGATTTCTTCTGTTCGCCAAGAGCAGCGGCTCTTTCTTGTAATGCCGCAATAATGCTGTCCTGATATTCGCGAGTGTCAGTAATAGCGCGTTGATTATCAGCAGTATAGCTGTTCTGGTCAGTAAATGTTCCGTACTTACTACCGCCTAAAAACCAGCCAAGCCCTTCAGCAATACTGCCAGAAGTTCTAAGTCTAGCATTATTCAAGCCTTGGAAACGGAACATTTCCTTGTTGGCAATACTTAGACGTTCACCAGACTTACCAGAACCAGAATACTTCATGCCAGCATACTTTTCATAGTCTTTTTCTAAGTTACCATAGACAGCACCTTGTCCAACACTATCTTTAGTAGCAGCTTCTTCCACGAATTGCATGGCTTCTTCAGCGGTTTTGCCCATTCTAAGCAGCATATCAACACCGCGTGCTTCCATACGGTTTAGATTATCGCCATACATTCCATAAGTAAGTTTTTCGTTCTGGTTTTCATAGCCACCTTTGGTTTTCACAAACATTCCTGAATCGGCGGCTTTTTGGAAGGTAAGAGCCATGTTCTCGCCTTCGTCTTTAGCCTTATTAGCCATGACTTCCCGAACTTGTTCTTCACTCATGTTTGCATATTCGCCAAGTTCATTAGCAGCAGCAACTGTCATGGAAGCTGTAAAGTCCCTAGTATCAGCTAAAGAAGTAAATTCCTTCTGATTAGCTTCAGTTTCAGCGTCAATTTTCTTGGCTTCATCAGTATCATTGAAAGCCTTAGCAAACTGTTCACGAAGTTCTTTTTGTTCTTTGGTTTGTTGCTTCTGAAGTTTCTTGGTTTCATCTTGTGAAGCCAACTGTTCCTTCATCAGCTTATCTCTAGCAGCATCAGCTTCTTTATTGCGCAGATATTCTTTTCTAGCTAGGTTTTCTTGCCGTTGGGCAATTCTATCTCGTTGCGTATTGCCCTGATTGATTGAAGCAAGTTGTTTTTCCTGAATACTGTTATTCTTCTCAAGCTCTTTCTTATAGGCTTGTTCAGCAGATTTATCAATGGTATTGCCCTTATCATCCCAGCCAAAAGCCCTACCAATGGCACTGTTTCTAATCCAGTTAATCGTATCAGCGACCCATTTGAGCAATCCGCCAATCAAGCTAACAACACCGCTTATAACATCAAAAATCATGCCAACAACTGTAGAAACAGCTTTGAAGATTTTTTCAATGACTTCCCAGATGACAGTAAGAATAGAAACAATCATCTTGAAAATGGGCTTGAGAATAATCATAATAGCTTTAATGATTTCCCCAACAGCATCCATAAGGGATTGGAAAGCTGATTTAATAGAACTCATAAGCTCTTTGAAGCGTTCGCCTACAGACTGGAAGAACTCACCAAATGATTTCCACAGGCTTTGGAATTTCTCTTTTAGCTTATCCGTGCTATTGAAGGCTTCTTTAATGGTGCTGTAAATTGTATTGCCAATGTTCCAAACACCAACAATAAGGGATTTAATCACGCCAAACAAAGAGACAATACCGTCTTTAATGGCTTTAAGCCCTTTAACAATATCATCCCATGAAATGTTCTTAAGCCATTCCCATCCTCTATTAAACAAGTCCTTTATGTAATCCCAGCTTGTCTTGAAGCCTTCTTTAACGTTTTCCCAGAACTCAGCAGCTTTTTGCCCAAGTGATTTCGGTGGCGTGCCATTTACGCCATTGCCGGGATTATCCGCACCAGAAACCATATCGGCTTTACCAATGCCTAAGAAGTTCTTAATAGAATCCGTAATGCCTTCTTTCGTATCAGTAAACCATTTGACAATATCATCCATCTTGGTAGCAATGTAAGACAATCCAGCTAACCCTGACATGCCCAACAGTGCTTTTAATCTTCTAGGTTTCAGTTTGGGAATAGGCATACCCAGTTTTTTCGCAATGAAATCAAGGGATTTGTTGCCAACCAATCTAAGTTCGTTACCAATCTTGGTGAAGTTCACGCCAGTTGTAAGAACAGCTTTAATGCCATCCCATACTCTTGAGAATAATGAAGGCTCTGTATTGTTGCTAATCTTGGTAAGTTCAGCAACAACACCGCTGTCTTGCCCTTGTTGAATGCCAGCAGTGTTTTGGGCAACAGCTTGAAGTTGTTGGGCAATGTCCTCAACGCCATTTACATCAACATTCTTATTGGCTTCAGCATTTTTGGCATGCGCTAATACTTGTTCAAGCCCTTTTACAGAGCCGGATACACCTGTTACAGCGCCTTTAACATCGCCTACAGCGTTACTAATAACAGCAACACCAGAAGAAGACGCCAACAAATCAACTTTCTGCACTCCTCTTGATTTGGCGATTGCGCCTGCTGCTCTAACTGCGCCAGAACCCATCAAATCATCAGAGTGATAACTTATTCTAGCTCCACCCATTCTACGGTACTTGTTGCCGCGAATGAGTGTTCCCATATCCGCTTCCATATAGGCTTGCTTCTTGGCATTGGGCATTGCAGCTTCTTCAGCTTTCTTAACACCTTCTTTGTTGAGACCTCTACGACGGGCTTCACTTCCAGAAATCTTGACTTTTCTCTTAGCTCTTTTCTCAAGTTCTTTTTCCGGGTCATGTTGCCATTTGGGCTTTGAGAATGTCATAATATCGCCAAGAGCAGCAAATGACTTACCCAACTTGTTGTTGCCAGTCATGAATGAAGCAGTTCTTTTCAACGGGTCAGTAACCGCCCAGTTGAAATTGCTAACCAGTTTTGCAAGTCTGCCTTTGCCTTCATTAGAATAATCAAGGTTCATTTTGGAATAGCGAACAGCATCAACAGCATTTGTAGCTTTCTGCTTAATTGCGCCACCAACTTTAGTAGCAGCGTTTTTAACACTTGATGTAATCTTGCCACCAATAATTTTGCCACTTGTGTTTACGCCTTTGCCAAGAAGTGTAGTATTGATAACATTTCTAATGCCAGCAATACCGCCGCCTTCTATGCCGTAGTTCTGTTTGGTTCTTTTGCCAGTATTCTTGACGTATTCAGTGGCGGCTTTAGAAGCAGCTAATGTTTTAACCGCAGCTTCCCTTCTTTTAACACGGGAAGCAACTTTATTCTTGGCTTTTTCTTCGGATTTGCGGCGTCTTTCTTCTTGGCGGCGATACTTGTCAATGACCGCATTAACATCTTGACCTAGAGCTAAAGCTCTGTTAATTTCGGCGTTACGCTTCATATCCCGCTGATTGGCTTTCTCGGTTTCCCTTGTTCTAATGTCGGCGTTACGTTCATTAACAATATCAGCAAGACCAGTTGCACCAGCTTCCGCTAGGGATTTAGCGGTTAAACCAAGCCCTCCAGCAATACTGGTTACGCCTCTTTTAATAACGCCTTTAGTAGCATTAGCAGCAAGTTGTCTGGCTGCTACTAGTCCAATGTAGGGAAGCATACGAAGAAAATCCTTATAAAACAAAATCAAGAAGAAAGGTTGCTTTTATTTAAGGGCGTTCATAAGGGCTTTCCTTTAGAATCCGCCAAGTTTAATGCCAAGCAAAAGGTGAGAATTATGTTTACAAATCAACAGGTTGTAGATAAATTAGTATGGCTTACTTCTAAGTATCTGTATGAGAAAGAGTTTTTCATACCAGAATTCGAGAAAAGAGCTATTGAAGACCAAGATAAGTTCCATTTAGCTTGTCTTACTGATGCCCGTTTAATGCGTCTTCTAAACGCTATGTGTAATTCCTATCCGCATAAGCTGTATAACTTATCAGGGCTAATGCTTGATGTTGTAACCGAGGAAAACATTTTAGCTTACCCAGTAACCCACTTGAGAGAAGTCTGGGTTGAAACATGGCGTGATGTTTTTAACGATTTCTTCAATGAAACCAATGATATAACAGATTTTGAAGGCATTATTCCTGAAATCGCACCGTGGGATAAAGCCTTGAATTTAATGAAATTTATCTTAAAGCACGATTTCAAAGACGTTGTAGGTTATGAGTATGGCGGCTCATTCTTCCATGTTCAGGATTATTACAACACCGTACAAGAGAACATCAATGGCTACGTCAAATCCAGACGAAACAAGATTATCAAGGTTCTGGATGAACTGAATGAACGAAAGATTAAAGAAGAAATCGCCAAAGAACTTCTAGTTCAAGAAAGACAAGTTAAGCCTCTACCCAAGCCCCAATTAACTTACCAATCAATCCCTTATACAAAGAATCGTGAGTACATTGATTTCTTCAAGACATTGCCGTATGATTCTGATGAAGTAACAACCCATCTGCTTAAGTACGGCACATTGCGTTATCTTGGCGTCCCCAAAGAGCTAGAAGATTTCTGTAGAGTGAAGTATGGCTTCTACACAAGAAACGGCAAGAAGTTTGCCATGCTACCAAAAGACTTCCAACCAAAATTCGTTCCTGACCTTACAACCCACAACAAAGAAATCAATGAGCTTGCCAAGTACACTTCTTACAATAGAAATGCCTTTGACGAATGGGCTGATGAAGGCGGAAACACAATAGAATAACGTTTAACGAAAGGAGAACCTACATAATGGCTAACGACCAAAAACAAGACAAGAAAAAAGAAATCATGGCTTTACAAACTGATGATGAAGTCCATGTTTTAGCAGGATTTCTTCATAGTGATGATTTCATTAAAGAAACCATTAGATACTTCAAACCTGATTTTTTTGAAGTTAATCAAGCAGATATTGCCTTCACTATCATTAAGGATTACTTCAACAAGTACCAATCAAGAATCCCTTTAGAAACCCTTACAAGGGAAATGCACAAGGGTAATATGTCTAACTTGAATGAAGAAGCTCTGGATTTAATAGCCGCTGTAGATTTCAAGCCAGATGAAGAATGGCTTAATGAAAAAGCAGAAGACTTTTGCAGAAGGAGAATGCAAAAAGTAGCTGTTCACAAACTTGTTAATTACATGCAGGAAGGCTTTCCCAAGAACGAAAGTATTGAAAGTGTTACTAGGGAACTAGAAGCTGCTAACATCTTCAAGTTCCAAAAACAGGAAATCCTGTCGCTTTATCGCAACAAGGAAAAGAACTATGAAATGCTTACTGACACGGAACTCAAAGTGCCAACAGGCTATCATTTCATGGATAGCATTACATCAGGCGGCGTAGCGCCCGGCTCTTTGTGTGGCTTTGCGGCGGCATCAGGTGGCGGTAAAACATTAGCTATGTGTTCACTAGCAATGAATTATTCCAAGATGGGCAAGAAAGTTCTTCTTTGGTCATTAGAACTTCAGCCATCATTAGTCATGAACCGTTTGCATTCAAACATTCTTAGAACGCCAGTTTCTCAGTTTGAGAATGTTTCTAAAGACACATACATGGAAGCGATTAAAACCCTAGAGCAAAAAGGCTATGGGGAAATTTCAGTGGTTTCTGAAAACCTGTCAAAGTGCAATATTGTGGACTTAAGAACATTGGTAGAAACTTATCAAGTTCAAAACAACTTCACACCAGATGTCATTATTGTGGATTACATGGGGCTAATGAAGCCTGTTGTTCCTTATCAGAAAACCTATGAAGCCATGAAAGCCATTTCTGAAGACCTTAAGAACTTTGCAAGGGATTTGAATGTAGTGGTTTGGACTGGTGTACAAATGAATAGAAGTGCCGCAAGTGATGGCGATGGTGCTGATGTTTCCGATGTTGCTACTTCAATAGACATGGTAAACACCTTTGACTTCCTTATGTTCTTCTACGCCGATGAAGATGACCCGAAGAAGCGCAAGTTCAAACTGTTCAAGAACCGCTTTGGTGAGAAAGAAAACGTGCTTGGCAAGTTCGGTATTAGCATGGAATATCAGGAAATCTTTGATTTACAGCCTGATAAAGAACCTGATGTTGGGCTTACTACAAAGCTAGAACAGAAGACATTTTCTGATATTAAGAAAGAAACTTCAGAGAAAACAAAAGCCTTCCTGAAAAAGAAAGATGAAGAGTTTATTGATATTGAAGATGAAGCTGATGTTTTTGAAGAAAAGCCAAAAGCGCCAGCTAAAGAAGAATCATCCGGCGGCATTCTCATTAAACCTAAACGCGGCGAAGATGATGGCAAGCCTAAACGTAAGGTTGGCTGTTCGTAATGGCATAGTCAGCTTCTAAACACTACAATAGCCCTCATCGAAACAACCAATGAGGGCTTTCTTTATGAGCAAAATTTACTACGAACTTTTCTACAATGAAGTATCAGAAAACAACTTCAATAAATTCTATGAAGTCTGCAAAACTTTGGATTGGGCTAAATGCAAAGACCCGGCTAATCAACCCAGACAGCCAAATGTAGAACTTGGCAATTTGCTTCTGGATTACATTTACAAGAATCACAAGAAGATAAAGTTCTTTAGCGTTGACTGTGCATCATACAACGACAGCTTCTTCCTCAATTCTGTTGCAGTTCAAATGCTGCCACATTCAATGGTGAAAATCATTATCGGCAATAATTTTCCATATGGACTTCATGAAGAACATTACAAACTTAGCGAGAGTTCCAAAATTATCAAAGCCATTGAATACAACATCGGTGATGATTTACGAGACAAAATATGGTCAGACGAACCACCGTTAAGAAAAGACCAAGCTGTTCTTATCGGGCAAGAATACGATAAGTTTCAGGCTTCAGGGCTTATTGAATATGGCTTTACTTTTTCTGCTTACCGCAACCAAGCTGACGAACTTTACGTAGCCATTCAGAATCCATACATTGAACTAAAAATTCCACCCGCACTTTACAAAGAAGAATACGCAACTTACTGCGCAAAGGAGCTACATTATGCACTTCAATTTGATTGAATTTCAGCAGGATTTAATCCTGCAAGACTGGCATTGGAAGTATATTCCTTCCATCAATGACAAGCCAGCTATGATTAGTCGTTCAGGCAAGTATTCATCTTCCTACATGGTCTTTGACAATGATAAGCCAGACCAGCCAACACTTAAATGGTTTACTGAAGTGGAAAACTTCTACATCATTAGAGATGCTTTCAACAAAGACAAAGACAAAGCCCTTTCTGTTTGGCTGAATGAATTCTGGGAAACCTTGAACAATGATGTTCTTAATGGTCTAACAGAACTTGGCTATGAACTTGTAGGCATTGGTGAACACTTCAAAACTATGGGGAATGACGTTTGCATTCCATTCCTTCTTAAATTTCGCAAGGAGAAATACGGCTTATGAAAATTGCAATCCTTAACGATACACATTTTGGCTGTAGAAAAGACAGCCATTTCTTCCAGCAGAAGCAATTAGAATGGCTTTCTAATCAGTTCATTCCTGTCATGAAAGAGCATAATGTTAAACGTGTCATTCACTTAGGCGATGTCTTTGATAATCGCGTAAACGTAAACATTCATACATTATCAGTTTTCAAAGAAGCCTTCTTTGACGAAATTCTAAAAAGACTAAACATTGATTTAGACATTATTCTTGGCAATCATGACTGCTTCTACAAGAACATGACGCATTGTTCTATTCCAGAAATCCTGCAATCATCCTATGAAAACCTGTCTGTTTACACTGATGAATGGCTTATTGACATTCACCAAGAAACCATTGGAAGTATGCCTTTTATCTTCATTCCATGGATTTCAAACCAAGAACAATGGGCTATGATTGAACAAGCGCTAGAACGTATTCCTTTGAAAGAAGCGCAGCAAACCACTGTTCTGGGGCATTTCCAGTTCATAGGCTGTGAAATGGGCAAGTTCGGGGTTTGTGAACATGGCACGCCACTTCAGCCTTTCCGTAAGTTCAAAAAAGTAATATCTGGGCATTTCCACAACCCATCAGAAAATGGCAATGTTTGGTATCCCGGCAATCCTTTCTTCACTTCATGGAATGATTATGGCGATGAAAAAGGCTTCCTGATTCTGGATACTGCCACACAAGAATACCAGAAAATCACTACGAATGATAAGGTTTATCATATTGTTGATTATAACAAAAACATCAGTAATGATTACAAGAACCAAGTCCTGAAGGTTTACATTAGCCAAAACGAAGTTAAAACTGATACGGCTAAACAGCAATTTGCTAACTTCATCGAAGCATTGTATCAGAAGGGCAATATTGTTGAAATTGAATATCAGGAAGAAAATTCAGAAGTTGTAAACGCTCTGGCAGATTACAAACACCAGAAAGAAGTTTCTTCCCTAGAATTTGTCAAAGAAGTTATTGATGAATCTTCGCTGCAATACAAGACCGAAGTTTTTGAATACATGAAAACATTATCAGCACAAACAAATGGAGAACAAGAATGAAACTAGCTAAAACAGACCGCTATCGCCCTTTTATCATTGATTTCTTTGGCTTGCCAATCACAGTAAATGATTCATTCAAATCATGGGCTAATCATATCGCGGCATCAAAACCAGACCCGGAAACTGGCGTCTCTGATGTTTGGATTTATGAGATTTACCCAGAAGCAACAGCAACAGGTTGGAAACATGTTCATGGCGGCTTCGCTGTAGTTGGTGAAGTTGATTTAGAAGGATTCCCATGGCATGAAGCCATTTTGCCTGTAAAAGAAATGGGTGAAAGTGGGGAAATGGGAATATCAGGAATAGAGTTAATTGTGTAAAAGAAAAGCCGCCAAAAAACAGGCGGCTTTCTTATATGTGGCTTCTACTATTAAACAACAGGGCGACCAGCACCACGACCATTACCAAGACGCTGGAAGTTAGTGCCATTGTTCGCAGGCATAAAGTAGTTCACAGCGAAAGTAACAGGGAAACGGGCAATCTGGTTGTTGTTCTCATAAGAAAGCGCAATTTCACCAACACTTGAAGGGAAGATTTGGCGCATTTCATAAGTACGCAGCAGGTTCCCTTCACGGTCAAAGCATTCAACCATGCCGTTCAGGTAGTAAGTCAAAGGCTTACGATAGTTATTCAAAGCCAAGTTCGTTTCAAAGCCCAAGATGTTATCGTGCCAGTTTTCAAGGAAGGTACGAATACCAGCAACACCATTACTGCCAGAACCACCATCACCATCATCATAGACTTCAATAGTCCAGTCATCGAAGGTTTTATCACCTGCGAATTTGACTTCACGACCAAAGTAGAAAGTAGAAGCAATGCCGATAGTTGATTGCGGAAGCTGCGCAGAAACAGCTAGGAACTGGAATTGTTCTTTAGCGCGGGACGCAAGTGAAGGGTCAATGCCTTCTAAATCGCCAGTAAGGGTAACACGGTAGCGGTTAGGACGATAACCGCCATTCGCCATGTGGGCTATGTACGCTTGGGCATCAGCGGGATGTACAGCCATTTTAAGTTTTCTCCAATTAGCTAATTGTCAAAAGGTTTGGCTTTATTTTAATGTTTTGAAAAATAAGGATAATTTAGCGCCCATTTGGCGTATCAAACACATTTAATAAGGAAACCACATGAGTTACTCATATCTTATTGAAAACGCGCCAGATGCCCGCGTTACAGAAAGTTTAGAAGGCAAACAAGAAAAAGCCTATTACATTGAAGGTATCTTTGCTCAAGCTGATGTTCTAAATGGCAACAGAAGAATTTATCCTAGAAGTGTTTTAGTAGAAGCAATCAAGCCCCTGAATGAAATGATTGCTCATTCAAGACTTCTGGGAGAACTGGAACATCCTAAAGTAAATGCCTCTGATATTAACCCGGATAGAAGCTGTATCAAGATTCTTAGCTTGCATGAAGATGGCAATAACATCATGGGCAAAGCAAAAGTCATGAAAAGCCTGCCCTGTGGTGCTATTGTTCATGGTTTGTTGTCAGAAGGCGTAACTGTTGGTGTTTCTACAAGAGGCTTTGGTGAAACCGAACTTAGAGAAGGCAAAACTTATGTGAAAGACTTGGTTCTGAAAACAGTTGATGTTGTCATGAATCCTTCAGCGCCAGATGCCTTTATGACTGCCATTATGGAAAGCAAAGAATGGGTTTTTGAAAACGGTGTTCTTGTTGAACGTGAAAAAGAAATGAAGAAGATGATTAACGAAGAAGCTGGTAAGAAGTCAAAAGCAGACTATACAAGAATCTTCAGACAAATCATTGAGATGGCTGCAAAAGCTAAATAAAGCCAAGAATTCTTAAATTTATTGTCTGGACTAATCGAATGGCAAGCTCAACCGCTTCTAATTATCTAAATACAAAACAAATGGACTTTCTTTTGAAAGGCACGGCTTGGACTGCACCCGCTACCATTTACGTTGCACTCTTTACAACTGTTCCAAACCTTGATGGCACTGGTGGCGTTGAAGTAAGTTCAACTGGCACCGCATACAAGAGAATTGGTATTGCACAAGGCACTGGCTGGACAAATGCTGTTGGTGCTAACCTTACCTATTCAAACGTTGATATTCTTTCTTTTGAAACACCTACTGCTATCTGGGGAACTATTCGTGGCATTGGTTTGTTTGATGCTGAAACGGATGGCAACCTGCTCTACACAGGCTACTTGGTAACGCCGAAAACAGTAAGTGGCACGGATAACGCCCCGCGTATTCTTGCTAACCAGTTACGTATCAGCCGCGCTACCTGTTAATAATAACTTTACCGAAATGAAAAGCCGCCATATTTCAGGCGGCTTTTCTTATATGGCGGCTTTCTCAGTGTTGCTTTAGAAGTGAAGTGGCAACAATCCAACTTTTCACTTTAGCCGAACGAACAATGTCTTCAACGCCAAAATTGTGAACAGAAAAGGCTTCTAGGTTAGAAGCAACAGAAACCAAGTGATTGAAACCACTGCCTTCTTTTCCTACGCCGCTATCCATTTGCAGGGCATCGCCAACAAAGATTACTTGTGTGTTTTCGCCTGTTCTGGTATAGATGGTATCAATTTCATGGAATGTATAGTTCTGGCATTCATCAACAATTACGATGGCGTTGTCAAAAGTTAGCCCACGCAAATAAGAAGAAGAAAGAAACTCAATCATTCCTTTCTTCTTCAATACTTCGTAACCATCGCCACGTTGCAGTAAATCATTAACAATGTTGATGTACGGCGTTTCAAAGATAGCCATCTTTTCTTCTTCAGTGCCGGGCAAGAAGCCAACATCCCTTGTTGCTACAGCAGACCTGATGATAATGATTTTCTCAATTTCCCTCTGCTTCAGTTTCCTTAATGCGTAGCCAAGTGAAATGAAAGTTTTGGCGCTTCCTGCATAGCCGTAACAGATGGAATCATAGCCTTCAATCAATGACCTGTAAAAGGATTTATGATTGTCGGTTTTAAGGGTCAAATGTTCATCGAAGTGATGGAAGATTGAATCAGAACCAGAAGAATTTGAATGACGTTTAGCCATTTGAAATTGCCTTTACTAATTGTTAATAGAGATTGTAAAGCCCTTAGAAGGCTTCATACCACTATTTCAGGCATTTAAAAAGCCACCAATGAAGGCGGCTTTTATTCAGAATGGCTTTACTCACATATCAATTTCATCTCTAAAGCCAATGAATGATGGGAAGCGGGGCTTTTCTTTTACACCAACTTTCTGATAGCGGTATTTGATTGTTTTGCCAATCAGTTCATCTTTATTATCCCAGAAATATTGGCGCTGTTCATCAGTAAAGCCAGTTCCAACTTCAAATTCAACGCCTTCAGTATTCTTAACCAGAATAGAACCCATAGTGCCAGCTTGAACCATGCCTTCTTTCTTCAGGCTTCTAGCAGTAGCACCAAGTTCATTGGTAAAGGCTTCATTCTGATTACTCATTTTCTCTGTAACAGCAAGAATAGTAGCTTCATCATCAGTAAAGCGCTTGAACTTCAAAAGACCGCCTTCTTTCAGAGTTGAACGCCCAAATTTATAGGGCTTATCCATTTTCCGAAGCATAATGCCCTCGTAGCCTTCATTTTCAACAACAATGGTTTCAAACTGAAGAATGTTATCAATATCATGCCCCATGAAAGATTCTACGACATGAATATTAGCAGGCAAATGGGCATTGATAATATGGCGGTAGCGGTCTTCATAGTCAGATTCACCTTGGTCATAAAGGTCAAAAACGTAATAATGAACATCAGGCTCGCCATCATGGCTCATGACGCCACTAACAGTTTTGTTATAAACATCATGGGCATTAGGTTCGCCAATAATCAGTTCGCCATCAAAGCCATTGAATTCTTCCTTACCAAACAACTCCTGTACGTGTTTGTTGGGAATCAGTTTCAATGTGCGGGAATAGACTTTGCCATCAATAATCAGGGCGCGAACGCCATCAAGTTTACGTGAACAAAGATAAGGGTAATCCTTCAGTTCACCCAAATTCTTAACAGTTCCGGCCAACATGGGCTTGATGGAAGGTTTTTCTGTTTTAGCCATTTTGTGGTTCTCCTTTTGTTTGCGAAAGATGCGGCAATAATAAAGCCCTCTGATGAGGGCTGTGGTTAAAGTTTGTAAAGGCTTCATCGCCATGTATGCTCTAGTTCTCGTTCAAGCAGTTTCAAGTTCCAATCGGCATCATTGAGGCTAAGAATAAATGGCGATAAGAAGTAGAAGGGCAAGCCCATGTTGAAGATAACATTATCATTCTTCCAGTGCATTTCTTCAATTCCGTCAAGAACTTCTTTCTCAATTGTGAAGAACTTGACAACGCCCGGCACTTGATAAGGCATACCCAGATTGGTATTGTCATTAGCCTGAATAGGAATCGCTTGAAACCATGCTTCAGCCCATGTAGTTTTAGCGTCTTGGTAATAGGGCATGTTGTTAAAGGAAGATGCGCATTTACACATTAAGAATGAATCTGCTAGGTTCTTAGTTCTTTTAACTGGCATGTAGTTTGTGTTTCTATACCATGAAGCCCCGTAGGCATCATTAACACTTGATGCTTCATTGTTGGCGTACCATTCTTTTAAAAAGAAGAAAACGTCCTTGTTGTATATAGAAGTGTTTTTAACACTAAAGCTAATAGTGGTTTTGTTTACAGCATACAAAGAAAAGTACAAGTTAGTAGATGAAAAAGCATGAAAGCCAACAGGCGAGCCAATTATCAATGTTCCTTCTGCTGTGGATTGATTCGTATAACCAGCTTCTTTATACTTACCATTGCCAATATCAAGCCTTAGAACATTCAATGACAAGTTCTTATTGTCAGTAGCGGGATAAGTTGTGGATGCTTTAATGTCAAGTGAAGGAATACTAACATTAGCGCCAACTATGTTAGTGTTTACGGTATCCTTGAAAAGCAGTTCCCTGTAGGATTTATGGGCAATAAAATGAACTTCAGTATTAGATGGCACTTTAACGATTCTAAAGAAGTAAGTATCACCGCCTTTCTTAAACTGCACTACACAAGCAGGAAAAAGAACATCTTCAATACTTGCCGAAAAGGTCATTTTAATGATTTTATCAGCCTCAATGTATTCAACATTTGTTACTTTCTGTTGTAAGGGATAACCATCATGAAAGTAAACATTGCCAACTTTATTACAAAGCACATAGTTATTCTGGGAAAGCTCTGAAGCTATCTTCTTAGTCAGTTTCTTGGGAAGAACCTGAACAGTTACATTATCACCAAATGCCATCGTTATTCATCCTCACATCTGATAAAGTAAGTGTTTGTATAAGTACCAACAGCTTTTGTGTGATACCACTTCTTACCATCAATTTCATACATTTTTCCAATAAAGTCTGCTTTGTTACTTATATTACTTGTTTTATCCTTATACCAGTTACAAGGCGTGAAGAATGGCATTACTTCAGTTTCCATTTTGTCTTTAACCATTATCGGATAGCTTTTGAAAACAGTTGCATCAGGGCTTTCTGGATTTGGAACGGCAATAGTATTGTTTGTGTTTGCAAAGCAAGGATAGTAGAGCGGATAAGTGGCTGCTTTAACAAGGTTTTCTCTCTTATCGTAATGAACTCTGTTTACAAATGAATTATGGTCTGAATATGTAACGTATTCGCCAGTTAATTGACCTTGTGGGTCTTGCATATTGTTAATAATCTCAAAAACAGAGTTTTCGCCATCATCTTTCACTCTAAGAATACAGAAGAAAGCATAGTTTCTTGGCGAAACACTTGCTTTAGATTTGTTGTCATATGTTTCCAAAGTGTAAACAAATGTCTTGTAGCCATCTAGCTCGCCACCAAGCAATGAAGCAAAACATTGTGAAACGGTTTCCCTAATGTAGTTAAAAGAATTTTGTGATTGGTACTGCTTCCAAAACTCATCACCGTTTACTGTAGCAAGAAAAACAGAATTTTCAGAATTAAACTTCAGCGACAAATTAACACCAAGAATATCGCTTATTTGCTTTGACCAGCCAAAGTTAAATGAGTAATAAATCCTTGTAAATGTTCCAGTTTTAGACAAATCATAAGACCTGTTTTCAAACTTCACTGTACAGGGAAAATCATAAAGAACAGAGTAAACGCCATCAGCAAAAGACAACTGGTAATACGGTCTAAAGGAAATATTGCCGCTTAAAGCAGCTTGTGTTTCAATTTCAACTTCAACACTTTTACCTTTCTCAAAAGTAATCTCAAATTCTTCACCAGCAACAAGTTCTGTTCTTGAAGATTCCGGTGTTACTTTAACGCTAGTAATTTTAGCAGTTACACTTAAACCTATATCACTTTTTCTAAGAATAGTTTTGAAGGAATCAGCGCCAAGCCGTGTGTAGTAAGCGTCAGAAGGCGTGTAAACAAAAGTGAACTTGCTAACACGCAAGCCATTTGGAATACTGATGTTCTGATAAATCTGGCATTTGTTGCCGTCTTCGCCAATAAAGAAATCTTCAGATGAAAACACCCCTAGCTTATCGCTTTGTGTTTTCACATGCAAAAGCCATAGGTTCAATGTTTCTGGGTCATTCTCATTTATAGGCGGATGGTCAATAATAACGTGTTCTAACATAAATCTGTTCCTTTTCTTTCTTTAATCTTCTTTTCTCTTTGGACAAGTTTGATAATCACGGAAAATTTCATCAGTTGGCATGTAGTGATAAGGTGGTGTGTAAGTATCTTTTTCATTGTTATTCCAACCAAAGAGAATACTTACATAAATGTAATTCTTCGTATTCACATTAACAACTTTGCAAGTTTCAGTACCATTCAAAGTTTGCTGTTCCGTGCCAGTATAAAGGGGCATGAAGAAATCCGGCGCAATAATAGCCCATAAATTAACAATAGAAGATTGCATCAAGAAATTCTTACTAACGGCATTTCGAGAATAACTTTCAACACTAATACTGTGAACAAAGTAATCAGCACTTGCTTTGGCAACATTGAAGCCATGAGTGTAATCCATAATCTTGTTGTCGGTATAGCTTTCAACCATAGCTGAACCATTGTAATCAGGTGTACCATAAGTATAATTTATCTGATAATCAATGGCTAAACAAGTAGTGCCATGTTGTATATAGTAAGGCGCTTGTAGAAAGAACCGCATTCTTTGTGTGTTACAGTCTTTCATGTAACCGCAACTCATAAACTGCGTTCCATAAGTATCACCAAATCTATAGTTACATGGCATTACTAATTGGAAATACTGGTCATCACCAAATAAATGCCAATGCCAAACTTGCGAAGTTTTGCCGACCACCCCACCAATAACAGTATTGGGAATAACTCTACGGAAAAAGCCCTTAACTCGGTCTAAACGCGGTGAATCGTATTGATAAGGCTCTTTTGGCACAATCTCAAAATCATCAATATTCTGCTGAAGGCTTTTACTCTTGTCATAGTTCCAAAGCACATAACAAACCAGAACACTTTGATTTCTGCTTCCTAATTGGTCTAAAGTATGCGCACTATTCATATAACCTGTATAGTTAGCAACATTACGGTCAGCAGGACAGTCCAGTTTGTTTGCAATAGCGGCGGGCACTTTGTTCTTCATCCAGATAATGTTCTCAAAATCCGTATTGCTTAGGTTTCTGTTAATGATACGAAAAGCTAAAGCATGAACACCATTCTTATACATATTACTGGGGCGAATAGCAAAGCCATCATCAACACCATCAATCTTTTCATTAACAGATGTTAATAGTTCCCATCCTAGTCCAGCCCGAATAAAAGAGCCCCGTTTTTGGTTCTGGATATCATGCTTACTTTCAAGAACAAAATCCAAATCCCATGTTTTACAAACCAGATTGTTGCCGTTCTTCTTCCAAACCCTTAGTTTCAAGTCTTCATCATAAACACCCTGAAGCCAAATACAACAGTTAGTAAGAACATCAGGACTCCCAGAGTAAGTAATATGAATTTCCTGCTTGGTTAAATCAGTGGCAATGTTTTCAACAATGCCTACTTTCTTACCGTTACCGCAAATCCAGTCCTTGATAACAGTTTCAGTTGTAAATAGTGAATCAACATCGCCACTATCAAATTTGTATATAGTAAGGTCAGATGAAGTTTTCAGAAGGCTGGAAAAGAACTGCCCTCTTGAACGTGTGTATTGTTTAGCCACTATTATTGCTCCTTCCTGTCAAATGTAAATGTGCCATCACTTTCTTTCTTCACTTTTAAAAACTCCCTATTCTTCACGGTTTCAGGTTTTGTGTAGTATTTGACTTGCTTATTCCAGCGATGCAAATCATCACCTGCTCGTACAGCATAATCTGTATCCTCATTAAACAGAATGAACTCATAAAAGCCCATAGAATCCGTAAAACCAAATTTCAGGATTCTATCTTCAGTTGAATCATTGGTAAGTTCAATTCTAATGCCTTCTAATCCTTTTCCTCTGGCATCGAATACAGTTCCGTAAATTCTCTTAAAACTTATTTCACCACTGTCATCTTTATTAGGTGACGTATCCAATCCTATGAGGTTTACATATTCAGCTGCGTAAAAAGAATAGAACTTAAACGGTGAAGGAAGAGTCTTTTCTACAGGTTTTAACGGATAAGTAGGTTTAACAACCCGGTTATAAAAATCTTCTTCTTTCTTGTTGGAAGAAATGAAAGTGAAGTCTAAATCTTTATAAGGGTTCTTATAAAAGTCATCTTTAGAACTTTTTCTAAAGGTAAGGTCAAATTGAAATAATGGCATCTTTTGAAAGACAAATTGAATAATGGGGCTTTGTAATTATTTCATGGAAGCTGTTTAGTAGCTTTCAATTTCTGTTCTTAGAAGATGAGAATGGTTGTTAAGTAGATTTATAGAGTTCTTACAGATGGCGTCTTACTTGTAAAAAACTGATGTTTTTCTTACATCTTAGAAGTATCTTAGAAGTGT